GGTACAACACTTGGCGATGATGTAAAAAACACAGGTCAAGTTGTAATGTGTCAATCAGTTGCTGTAGATCAAACAGCGACATCAACAGAAACTAACATCGTACTTCCTGCAAATTCACAAATCGTAGGAGCTGAACTATCAGTAACTGCAATTTGGTCTGGAGGAGCAAGTACAACAGGACTTGGTTTTGTTGGAGACGCAACAGCGTTAACAGCAGCTGGTGGCGTAGCAGGCGGAACATTAGGAATAATTTCTATAACTGCTGGAGCTAACGCAACTAGAGTT